ACTAATTCAAATATCTTTTTGAATATATCTTTAACACCAGTCTCAGCAAATACTCTTGCAATCAATTCTAATCTCATTTGTGATTGAGATAAAATAGTATTAATACCAGTAGCAGTTTTATTTAAGCTATCAGTATCCATACCCTGATTGTATTTAGTAACACCACTACGTTCTTCTTTAATGGTATCAAGATATTGTAATAATGGAAATGCCTGGTTGCTTAATGTTTGATTTTGTAAAGGCATCATAACTTGTCCAGGTGCGCCCTTTGTTCTTACAACTCCGCCCGGTCGGTTTGTTAAAAGATCATCAAGATTAACCTGACCATCCATAACAGCAACTCTGTTATTGTTTGTTAGATACATATTATCTAGTACCTGACGCATAACAGTAGATTTAATTAACTGAATGTCCTCTACTAACTCTGCAACAGATCTACCATGAAATCTATGTGGAACAATAATAGGTGTTAATGAACAAAAAGGATGAGAATCAACAGCAACATTATCAAGAATAGTATATCCACTATCACCAGCTGAAGTTATCTTTCTAAGTTCTGCAACTCCATCACCATCAACATCCATTCTAATATAAGATTCATAAACAATTACTTCTTCAGTAGATGCATCACCTACTGTTCTATCATAATCATCATCTACATTTCTGTATCTTGTGCTGCGTTCTTGATTGTATTGCTCTTTGTTTTCACTTGGTAGTGAATAAACTTTATCATAATCAAAACCCATTTCAATTAATGCACTACGAGTAGTTGGAACTCTATGACACATAAAGTTTGCATCAGCTAATGATTTAGCCTGGCGTTCAATTAAAAATTCTTCAGGTGGTATTGGTTCTATTTTAATTTTACCAAATGTTTCTTTTCTAGTTATAACAACATCATGTAGTTTTGGTGTTGGAACTTTGTTAAGTTCATCTCTCATCAATGATGCTTGTAAAGAATCTTCTTGTTCTGCTAGTACATCTTCTGCTTTTGATTTTTGTTCTAGGAATGTTTCATCTTCGTACTCAGTATGTTCTTTTACATCTACGCCATCTTCATCAACAAGCATTGTAAATTCATCATCAGATAACTTTTCATAAGTTTCTCTTTCAACTTTTTCAGAGTTATCCCAGTATACTTTGCAGATACCATTCTTTTGTAGCAATGCATCTTTAAACATTGAGTATAGAACAGTAAAGCCTTCGTTATCTTTATTAAAAATATGATTAAGATAATCAGTTGCTTGTTCAGCTATTTGTACATCTTCTTGTCCAATAGGTTCTACCTTAACTACATTATCACTTGCAGTAAATATTCTAAGCAATGGTGGTAAGATTGATTCAATAGTATCAGCTACATCAGTAGAAACAACTTGTGATCTACCTTCTACTTCATTACCGAATGCTTCACCAAAATAATATTCATTAGCTTTGCGTCTAGATTCTGTTAATTCAGAAGAATAAAATCCATAACTATTTTTAATATGATCTCCTAAAATACCTGAGATTACATACTCGTCTAGTGGTTTACCTTTTGCCATATATTTCCTTAAACTATATATCTTGTATCTACATTCATGGGTTGCGCCCAGTCAGTTCTAGTTGGGCCATCAACAACACAGCCATATCGAAATGCATCCGCAGCATGTGAACTCCAATCGTGTAGGGGTTTATTTTTAAATGTTTGCATTCTATCGTCAAACTGTTTTCGATATTGTCGCAAACAATCAATACCATATTTACATCTGTTTTTATCAAACCAACAGTTATCTAAATTATTTCTTACAGCTTCTATACCATGATCTACTTCTAATCGAGGACATACTTCAAAGTCTAATCCAAGATCATAAGCAACTTCTAACCTGGACTTACCAGTACCAAGTTCTCTTGTTGTAATATCGTGTGGGCCAATATGTCTACCATACTTATATCCCTTATCTCTAAGGACTGTAGCATAATGTCCAAGTGATTCACCTGATGTTTCATAATAATCAATGAGTCTTACTTCTTCACCAGTTCGTTGTGCAAACCAAATAGAAGTTGAATCACCTATTCCTAAATCCCACCATGTTTCTACATCCAGGCTAGGATCATAATCTACTTCTGTAATCCTATTTTCTTTTTCAGCTTTTTGAATTTGTTTCCCATAATAAGCACCAGAGACTGCAGCTTGAAAACTACACTCATACTCTTGCTCAAATTGATCTTCTGGCATAGTTTCTCTAGCAGATTCCAGTTCTTCAGCTGAGATAATTTCTGTTTCACTTGCTCTATATAATTGTGCATACCAATCCTTTCCTGTTCTTTTTGCAAAATCGTAAACATCCCAAAACTGATTATGTCCCATTGGAGTTCCAATGAAGATTACATAACCAAGTTTGTCTGACACAGCTGGTCTAACAACTTCTGTCCATGTTCTAGGAGACATCAATGCAAACTCATCCATGCATACGCCATCAAATCCCAATCCTCTAAGAGCATCAGGATTATCAGAGCCAAAGATTTGAACTCTTGATCCATTCCATAGATCAACTTTGAGTTCAGTTTCGTGACGCTTGCCACCAAGTTTCATTAAGGGTTCCGTATATTCTTTTAAATAGTCGTAAGCGACTGCCTTACCCTGGCGATAGGTTGGTGCTATATACGCCAATCTTGCATTTTGCTTTTCACATGCAGTCATAATTAAATGATTGATTGCAAATACGGTCTTACCGAATCTGCGGTGACAGCAAATAACATTAAATCTTTTTAGTTCGTTATGAATCTTTTCCTGTAAAGGGCGAGGTTCATAAGGTATATCAATCTGCATCAGTTATAAATGATCTTGCTCTTTTAATTCTATCTTGTATCTTTTTATTACTTTGATCTTTTGGTCTTTCAAACTTTGTCATAAAGATTTCTGTAGCTAAATCTACATCACCTCTTTCAAATGCTTCTCTTAATAGTTTTGCATTTCCTTGTCCAACAATATCTTGTTTGCTACCATAAATGTTTTCCATTACATAATCAATTTGTGATTTTGCAGAATCAGGAATTTTATTTTCTTGTAAAAAATTATCGTATTCTCTTTGATGTACTCCTTCAAACTGAAACAAACCATAACCTGGGCCATTCTTTTGTTGCTGAGTAAAATCAAATGAGTCTCCAGTTTCAGCACTTATATTTCCCATTATTGCAGCAACAGCACCTTCATTCAAATCATAATCAGAGTTTAGTAAATTAAATACCTGATCTACTTTCTTAGGTGATACAGCTATTAAACCTTCTGATCTAATCTCATCAACTGCTTGAGCTTTATTACTAGGTAGTAAAGCAAGTAATCCTTCCAACATGTTATTTCTTTTTTCTCCAGCCAATAGTAACAGCAACAGGCTTATCATCATCACCTTGCAAAGTTTTAGTAACAGATGATAGTTTAGAATGTACATATGGTGCTGACTCCTTTGCAGCCCACATCTTCTTTTCAACAGAAACCTGTGGGTTATTCAATAGGTTTAACATATACTTTAATGGTGTTGTTTGACCTTTGCCTAGTTTAGCATCCAGGCGTTCTTGCTTTGTTCCAATAGAAACACCGCTTGGTCTACCTGCACCTTTACGTTTTCCTCCGTGTCCAGCCATTATATTAATCCTGTTAAGTTTGCCAATAACATTTTTCTTAAATTCATTGGTGTAGATTTTACTTGTGGTTGACTCATTGGTTGTCCTGGCGTACCCATTGTTTGTGGAGCAGGCATATTCATTGGCATTTGTGGTTTCATGTAAGGTGATAAATCTTTTGGGCCAACTCTTACGCCAAATATCTTTTCAATATCAGCATTAGTCTTAACATCCATACCATCAAAGCGTGAACCTGGACTAACAACTTTATTGTTTTCTAGTGTAGCAACTTCATTGTCTACTGTTAAAAATTTCATCATATAATTATCCTTTAATTAGCAATTCCAAGCTCTAAGTGATTTGTTAATTCTAGAGTTCGGATCTCTTGCAGTCTTTGCAGAGGTTAATTTCTTTTTCATTCCTTTCATTCTAGCACAGAAGGATGCTCGTCTAGGATTGCCTACCTTTTTGCTTGGAGCTTTCAGGTTACGCTTTTTTCCAGTCTTTGTTTTGCCCTTATTGTAAGATGCACGACCTTTGGCATTCAAACCCCCACTAGGGTTTTTACCTTCTTTACGTTGCCAGGCTGGTGATTTAGGCATTTGTTTTTCTCTTTCTTCCTGATGCAGTAACAGACCAGCTTACTCTTTTCGGCCCAGTCTTTTTAGCTGCTTCTTTCTTTGTAATTCGTTTGGCTACCTTTTTAGGTCTACAAGCAGGGTATGGTCGGTTCTTATCTTTCTTACCGCTACGCCCACACTTCTTTCCTGTCTTAACATCACGCCAGTCCTCCTTGAACCATTTGCGTAAACCCCCCTTATAAGCCATTAGTACTTGCCACCACGCTTCTTATACGTTTTGACAAGCCATGCATTAGCATAAGCACTAGGATATACCTTGAACTTCTTCTTTGCCTCTGCTTTTACCTTAGAGTATAGGGCTTTATTCTTAGGTTTCGGTGATGCCATTAGATTATACCATGAACTTTTTATTGGCTACCTGTACTTTCATCCCAGGTTTCTTTTTAGAACTTGTCTGTCTCATAAAATCCATGTATTCTTCTGCTGACATATTATCATAGTCTTTGTTTGTTCTTGAGCCTTGATCTAACTCAAACATTTTATCTTCATGTTCTTCAAGTGCTTTATGAAAAGCATCAATATCAAAGCCTTTTTTCTTTTTACCCATTACTTCATGCCTTTTTTCTTCTTCTTCTTTTTCTTTTTGGCTGCACTTGCTGCCTTCATCCCTGCTTTAGTGTAGGGGTATTTCTTTCCATTAACCATTGGCATAGTTATCTCTCCTTTAAAATAGTGTTTAAATTGATTTTAAGGTATCAAACAGACGAATCTGAGTCGATCAGGTCTGTATCTACCATATTAAGGTTACCTGCTACTGTACGCCTCTCTCCGTCACCCTCAAAGGGATAGACACAATGCTGTGTCCAGGATGGAAACATCAGTAGTTTACCAACTTCGGGCTTAACAGTCCGTGAGAATGGTGGTCTTAGCTCCTCCAAACCCCGTATCCCTGTCTGTCCGAAGTGAAATTGCAGGAATCCGTCTGCGATCCCACTAGAATTGTAGAGATCTGCCGACTTATAGTCATCTTTCTCTGCAATCTGGGGTGGTATCTTAGTCCATGTGGTGAATGATAAGCCCATAAGCGTATCAACCCCGTGGTCATGCAAGGGATTGTAGTCTCTTTCGTATGAATGAACTGACCATAGACTGTGAACATGGGGAGTTCTTTTTAATTCTTCAACTCCTATAGTCCTGCAAAACTGTTTTATGTACTCCTGTGACATATACGCCACAATATTAACAAATGGGGTTATCAATGGATCCTCGGAATCGATCTTTAACTGCTCCCCGTGGGATATTTGACCTACCAGTTTATTTCCAAAATCCTCTCCACCCTTCTTATGGCGTGCATCGAGGTATTCGTTCAAACCCCCTATGACCTTTTCTGGTAACTGTGTCTCTAAAAATAGAACTGCTGGAGCAACTGAGAACTTCATGGTTATCTCTGTCATATCTCTTTGTATCGTTTCATTGTGTGTGTGTCAATTACGGAATACTGTTTACAAACCTCCGTATATATTTATACCCCCTCGTGTGTTTCTCGTCGGCCTATGGCCTCCTCAAAACCCCCTCGGTTCCTTTTACCTCTACCTCTATACCTCTTAGGTACTACTTACTCGTCTTGAATTATCCCCTTGCCTACGTTCTCTCTTTGATTGTGTACCTTGTGTGGTTGGGTACGAACTACGCCTTTATCCCCTACCTCAAGTACGCTAACTACTATTGTATACTCTACTACGTAAGTACAAGACTAAGTGTAAGTAACAATATCAATCAATGAGTGTTAGTTGGGCAATATTCATTTGGGCGTTGAGCGTTCTCTTTCAATCATGCTTGCAATCTATCGGAGATGAACTCCGAACTACGCTGGACTAAAGTCTCAGCTTCGTACGATTGCTATGATTGACGATCACTAACGCTTTCTCCTCATGTCTAGCTAAAGCTGACATTCGGATAATACTGCGCATCTTAATGATGCAGTACCAAATGTCTGGTTGAATGCCCTCTCGCCGAGGGCTTGGCTATATCGCCCTTACAG